GGATGATCCCGAAGACATCAATAATACGAAAACAGATGAAGCAATGGAGCAAAACCTGAAATGGTTACTGACACAGGTTCTTCCTGGCTTAGATGCAATGAAGGGTAGGATACTTGTGATTGGGACTCCTCAGCACCAAAGGTGCATTGTTGAGACTCTCCCGCAGATGGGAGGATGGACGACAAAACATTATCAGGCTATGTCTGATGACGGTGAGGATGTTTTGTGGCCAGAAGTATGGTCAAAAAAGAAATTATTGTCTGAAAAGGGAGATTTAGAGTCAATTGGACGTGTTTCCATGTTTTATAGGGAATATATGTGCCAGATCGTTGGAGATGAGGAGCAAATGTTCAAAGAGGACGATATTCAGTATTATGATGGTCATTTGCTGCCCAATGAGGATTCTGAGCTAATGACGCTTAGAATGACTTACCCATATGAGGGAGATATCCCAGTATTCGTGTTTATGGGGGTAGATCCAGCTTCAAGTACCAAGCAGCATGCTGATTATTCGGCAATTGTGCCTGTTGCTGTTGACACTAATAATAATCGCTATATTTTACCTTTTTACCGCCACAGAGTCAAACCTATGGAACTTGCTGATAATGTTATCGCTTATTGGAGACGATACAATCCTATGAAGACTAGGATCGAGACTGTAGGGTATCAAGAGATGTTAAGGGACTATTTACGTACAAAGAGTGAAGAATTAGGAATATTTATACCAGGAATAGAGTTAAAGAACAATCCAAGGACTCAGAAGAGTGTCAGGCTTGAAAGTATGCAGCCATTCTTTGTTCAGAAGAAGGTTTGGATAAAAAAGGACATGGATAGTCTTGTGGGGGAACTTTTACTGTATCCTCGTGGTAAACATGATGACTTGCTGGATGGACTATATTATGCGATGAAGGGGGCTTATAAGCCTCACATCACCTCACAAAACACACCTCCAGCCACCAAGTCTAGTAATACCAATGAGAAATTGTACGATTGGGCAATTCTTTAGTAAAATGATGGGAACTTAATAAGTGCCGCAATATAAATCGGGTCTTGAGGAGAGGATGGCGGGCGATCCTAAGGATGTGCTAAAAATCATTACAGAGGGTGGCCCAGGACAAAAGAAGATACATAAAGAGGTTCAGGAGTCTTTAGAGGTCTTTGAGGAGTATAAGCGGCATAGAGAAGAGTGGGCACAGCAATTTAAAGAGAGTCAACAATTTAGATCAGGTGTTCAGTGGACTACGGAGCAAGTTGCCCAACTTAGAAAGAGAGGACAAGCTCCAATTGTAGTAAACCGCATACATCCTATTGTAGAAACAGCAAAAGCTCTCCTAACATTTAATAAACCCCAATTTAGATCAACTGGACGAGAAGACTCCGATAGAAGGACTTCTAAGATATTTGCTGATCTTGCTCAATGGCTTTGGGAGGTTTCCAACGGTGATGAGCATCTTAAGATTATTATTGATGATTATTATGTTGGTGGCATGGGATATGGGTTAGTTTATCAAGATCCCCACGCTGATATGGGAAAAGGAGAGGTTTATATAAAAAATGTGTATCCTCTTGATGTATATGTAGACCCGAACTCTCGGGATACATATTTTAGTGATTCTGCACATATTTTGATTGTAAAGCTTATGACTGATGAGCAGGCCATGAAAACCTATAAAGACTATGAAAATGTCATTAGATCTGCTGAAGAATCAAATATGACACATTATCCATCTACAGATTTAAAAGCTACGCAGGGAGAGGTGTTTCTCGAAGATCTTCAAGATATGCACCACAAGAAGAGGGAATATATTGAGCGGTATACAAGAGTTATTAATAAACGATACCATATTTTTGAACCTGATACTGGATATGATGTTACATATGATAAAAAGGAATATGAAGAGTATCGGGCGAATCAGGCTATTGTAATCCAGAAGGCTGATGGTACTGAAACATACGTAACTGAACCAGAGGGTCTATATGAGATTGGGCAGATTATTGAGGAATTTGGATCAATCATTCATATGACTCAGCCCGAAGCTGTTACAGATCCTCAGACTGGCCAACCAATACAACCCCCTCCAAGTATGGCTGCTGGAAGCGAGGAAGGTGATAACAGTGCTATTCCAGGTTCAACTGTAGTATTTCAGCTTACCAGCAAAGGTGAGTTAGTGGATCGCGATAAGATTCTTGTCAACAGTATCAAAGAAGCTAGAATAAGGGTGATTGCTTCTGTCGGTACCAAGTTGATGTATGTTAGAGAGCTTCCGTGCGAAGATTATCCGATAATACCATTAACAAATGTTCATAATAGAAATCCTTACCCTCTTAGTGATGTTATGATATATAAACCTCTTCAGATATATATCAATAAAATCCGATCTCTCATTATTGCACATGCTTCTACTTCTACGAATGTGAAACTTCTCATTCCAAGAGGTTCTGTCAATAAAAAGCAGGTAGAAGAGGAGTGGGGGAGAGCAGGAACTTCTGTTATTGAGTTTGATGCTGAGGTTGGTCAGCCAGTTGTTGCTGGGCCAGTTCCTCTACCTAATGAACTATATAAGAATGAGTCTGATGCAAAATATGACCTGGAATATGGTTTTGGTGTTCATGACATTATGATGGGAGCATCAGAGAATGCCCCAGCTACATTCAGGGGGACGGTTGCTATTGACGAATATGGGCAAAGGAGATCTAAGTCTAGGCAAGCAGATGTGGAACATTTCCTCAAGCAAATGTTTAAAGTGGCAGTACCTATGATGCAGCAGATCCATACGGAAGAAAAGATCATAAGGCTTGTACAACCAGATGGGACAGTAAGGGAAACGGGAGTTAATATCCCACTCTACGATGAGTTTACCAATCAAGAGATTGGAAAAGTTCATGATGTCAGTGTCGGGAAATACGATATTGTACCAGTTGCAGGGTCTACTATGCCGTCTAATAGGTGGGCACAACTTGAAGTCTATATGCAGATGTATCAATCTGGTCTTATTGATCAAATTGAAGTTCTTAAAAAGACTGAGGTTGTGGATACTGAGGGTGTATTACAAAGGACGGCACTTGTGCAACAGTTACAACAAGAATTACAGGGGGCTCAAGAAGAAATTAAAAAACTTAAGGGGGATCTCCAGACTGTTGAGCGTGAAGAGGTTCATGCGAAGAAGAGACTGGAAGTAGAAAAATTTAAGACAGGCCTGAAAGATGCAGAGGGTATTGTCAAGAAAGCTTCAGAACTTTATGACGCCAGGTTGAACGATCAACTTGCATTACAAAAACAAATGGTTAAACCTGTGGGCGGAAAAGCAGAAGCCTAGGGGAGATCGAAGGAGTAACGATGGCTGAAGAAAAAGAAGTATTGTCCCAAGAAGCTATACCTGACGGAGTGATAGCGGAAGAACCAGTCGTAGCCGATGTGAGCGCCGATCCAAATTCGGTACCTCAGGAGCTAGACCCATTTTCCGAGTTATTTGAACAGGATAAGATGGATTGGGCATTTGTGGATGAACCTGCTCCCACAGGGGGAGTCGAGGTTAATGAGACTGTTGCAGCTGAGTCAGCTCCTGCAGAAGGGACGTCTTCTGAACAGGATGTTGATAAGGGTAATCCAGACTCATTCCAATACTGGCAAAGTCAGTATGACAAGTCGCAGAGTGAACTTAATCAAACTCGTCAAGAGCTTGAGGGAATGCAACAATTAGCACCTATTGCTAGATACATTCAAAACAATCCCAATGTATTGAGGACTGTTGAAGATCACTTGTCAGGTGGTGGCACTGTTCCTGAAGCCCAAAGTGGACAGGAGAGTCAATCACTACAAAGGCCTGAAAGACCTGCCAAGCCAGCGAACTATGACCCTGTAGATGCGTATAGCGATCCTGAGTCAAATTCCTATCAATATCGGGAATCAGTTGAAGACTATCGAGATGGGATGATTGATTTTTATGAAGCCCAGAATGATGTTATGCAACAGAGTATGCAGAATCAAGCTACACAACAGCAAAACCAACAGTATGTGGAGAACGTAAAGTCACAGTTAGTAAATACCTTTGACTATGCTCCAGATGACGCTGATGATTTTATTCAGCGGTATTCAGATCCCACTAGTGTTACTTTGGATAATCTTGTTACTCTTGATAAGATCAAGAGTGCCCCACCAGAAGAGGTTCTCAAAAATCAGCGTAAAGCTGAGAAAATGAGACGTCAGAAGGAAAAGGCTAAGATGCCAGAGCCAGTTGCTGTTCAACCAGCGGAATCTGCTCAAGAACCTGGTGTTGAGGATAAGCTTATGGACGCTATGGTAACTGACTATGAACGTCAAAACCCGTGGACTTGATCCACAAGGAGTAATTACCAATGGCTACTATTTATAGTCCAGTCCCAGGTAATGCGGTTCAGGGCGTTTCTATTGATGATAATCGCAGAGTATTCAATTTTGGTGAACGGATTGCGGAGCTTGCTCCCCAGCAGTCACCTTTCTTTGCT